TTCGGCGTTTATTCGACGAAGACGACGTTGGTGTTAACATTTTACTTGGCATTTTCTTGTGTAAGATATATTTTCTGTTTCTTTTTCAATCAATTTTTTTATATATTATTTTTTTTATATATTTATATATTTTTTATATATTACTTTTTTATATATTACTTTTTTGTAATAGTGCCAATATTTTCGTTTGATTATTCAAAATCTCTCTTAACATTTCTTTTACAGAGAGTTCAGAATCATTATATTCTTCTTTATTTGGCGTTTGTAAAGTGGATATGGCGTTGGTGGCAGCGATCGGTTTCAAAAATTTCATAAAATCGTGGTCTGAATTAGCATCTGAAATAACATCTGCAAAATTTACTTTTTTAATAATCACTTCGTTTTTTTTTAAATTTATAGTTTCGCCAATTTTTAATTGAATCGTCGAATTCGAAGTCGAAGTCGAAGTTGACGCAGAGGCCAATGACGCAGAGGCCAATGACGCAGAAGAGGCCTCCGCCGTACCTTCATTTTTTAACCATTTGGTGGCGGCATTTTTATCTTGTGTTTCCAGTACCATATTTAATTGTTGTTCGCGCCATGCGATTTTTTCCGCCAACATTTTATCCATTTCGGCGCCAATCGGGGTATCCAATTTATCGGCAAATTCAACTTTCTCGGGGACTGGATTATTGATGAGTTTTTCAAACTCATTTTGTTTGCTTTGTAATTCTTTTTGAAAGAGAGATTGACGTTGCTCGGTCAATTCGGTCGCCTTATAAATTGGCGGCGGCGTTTGCGGATCTGTTCTATGTTTATTTATCAATTCTATCATTTCGGTAATAACTCTTTTATTTAAATTTATGATTTGATCGTTTGGGGTGATTTGTTGTCCAATGAAATTAATTTTGTTATCAAATTCGCTTTTTATTAACCCCGATTTTGTATCGGGTATATCGCGAAAAAAACCATTTTCGATCAATAATGTCCATATAATACCTTTATTTTGATTGGAAATGAATTTATTTATAAGAATACTTGCGTTTGTATCTGTATTTTTTTTATACATCATAATATAAAGATAATTAAATATTTATATTATTATTATTATTAGAGTTTATTATGTATACATTTAATCATCATAGACATTTAATCATCATAGACATTAAAATATTTATCTCGTAATTCTTCCATGGCCGCATCTGTGATTTTCGTGGTTTTAAAAAATTTATAAGTATGTCGATCCGTTAATAAAGTAATCAGCATATAAAGCGAATACATACCACATTCCGTATTACCTTCTTGATGAGCCAGCGTATTTGAATCTAATTTTAATTCAACGCCTTGATTTTTCGCTTGGGCGATGATGCGGCTCGTAAAGGCCTCCACTTCTTTGGGCATGGGTGTGCCATTACTATCAAAAAAGAAGACAAACTTTTTTTTTAAATTTATAAATAAGGAGATCCAATGAGCGCCGCCTTTTGTATGCGGATCGGTATTAAAAATAATACCAATCTTCGTGACATTTTTTTTCATAAAATCCGCAATTTGGAAGTTACATAAATCTTCCCAGACACAAGTTTTATCATACGTACGCGTATCAAAATCAATCGGGGTTGGCCCAATAAACCGGAAACAAGGATAAACATGCTCATATTGCTTCATGACCTTTTCGATATCTAAACTATTTAACCACGTCGTATGATTTTCTTTCCATTTGAGCGGCGATTTGGGAGCAAAAGTATAATCTGTTAATTCATTATCTAAATTATTTTCCATAAATTTTTGCTTGATCCAACACGCTTCCGAATCACACGCGGAGGCCATTTTTTGTTTTAAATTCGTCCATATTTCTTTGGGATCATCGCTATTAATCGGCATATCGGCATGACGCGTGTTCCATAAATTACGCATTTTAATCAAATCTTTTTCGGCATAACACGTAAAATTATTTATTTTATTTTTATTTACTTTTGGCGCACATTGTTTCTTTTTAAAATCGCCGCCGCCACTGCGTGGGCTACTACGGCTACTGCGGCTACTGCGTGGGCTGCGACCACCGCCTTTCAATTTTCGTGTGTATTTTTTTTTCCGACTTAATTTTTTAACGCGCGTTTTTCGGCCCATTCTTTCGTACTATTATTTATTGAGATAATTTATATATGAAATAATTATATTTCATCTTTTTTTTCTTTCTTCTGTTTATGTTTTACCCCTTTTGTTCTAAATTCGGGGGCTTTTAAATCATATTCCATTTTAATTGGAATAACCCGAACATCGTTTGCTGAATTATCGTGTACATTAATAATATAATTATCTAAATTTGCAACATGTACCGTTTTACGCATCATATATTCATCGGCCTTATCAAATGATATATTGTCATTGCTTATATTGCCATTGCTTATATTGCCATTGCTTAAATCGACATCGCCTTCGTCCTCGCCTATATCTACATCCGTCATGTAAGGATCAATCATTACACATGTATTTTCGCCCATATTTGCATCCTTATCCGCATATTGCGTTTGGATGAGATCCTTGGTATCAATCATTTTAAAATAATTAATGGCCGTCAAGACAAAAGTAGAGTGAATTTCCTTAAGTTCGCTTATACATTCTATTTCTTCGCCTTTTAAAATCGTTTTAAAGAGAGATATAATACGTTTACGATAAAATTTAATATCGGGACTATGATTCTCTTTCAAGCTTGTTAATTGTCTTTTTTTTAATAAATTTAAATAAGCAGGATTCGAAAAAAGGGCTAAGGTGGCTCTATCAGTTTCGGTATTCTCCATTACACTATCATTTATAAAAAAATAATAGTGTAAGCGTATTCTTTCTTCTTCTCTTTATTATTATATTATTATTATATACTTTATTATTTAAGAGGTCTCTTTTAATTGGTAGCGGGTACAATTATCAAATAAATTCGCGCCGCCGCCGGTAAAACAGGGATTAAAATTTTCAAAAGCCGCTTTCTCAAATAAATAGGGAAACGATTCTTCGGCATTATTTTGAGTAGAAAGTGTAGTCGGTATATTCACTTGATACATATCACTCGTCGTGGCCGGGATAAAAGTAGATTGTCCACAACCGCGTTGAAGTGCATAAAATTGATTTCTTAATTTGGATTCATTATTAATATTGGCGGCAAATCCACTCCAAGGTGCCGTGGCACTACCAGGGTTAAAGGTTGCATATGGATCATATGTGGGTAGATTATTTATAGGTTCAGTGGGATGGGCTCGGCGATCAAGTATCGGGAGCATGGCATATTTGGTCGAGATGGCTCTTATGCCAAATTGCGGCTGCAGATTCGCCGAAGGAATATTTCGTTGGGAGAGACGGTTATTTAATTCTTCTGTGCGGAAATTTCCATTAGATAGTTTATTTTGTATTTGCGTCGATTGATTTTGCGTCGATTGATTTTGGGTCGATTGATTTTGCGTCGATTGATTTTGTTGATTTTGCATATCGGTATATATTTACCCTTTATAATTTTATATTTTTTTTATAAAGTATAAAACAGGTTAATTAAAAAACAACCGTTAAATAAAAAACAACCGTTAATTAAAAAACCGTTTAATCGATCGGGTTTTTTTATTTTTTGTGGAGCGTTGTTTACGGGTATGGCCGCCGGCATGATCCCGCTTGAAAAAATCTTCTAAATAACTTTTTAATTTTTTACTCTCAATTTTATCCGTTTCTTCTTCTTCTTTGCTTTTGGATACGACCTTATATTTATATTTCGACATGTATGCGACAATATTATTTACAAACATTTCTCTCGAAACGGCGGCTTTTTTATTTTTATTTACAACTAAATTATAATACCGATTGGCCATAATATCATACGGCATAGAATAATGATATGGTTTTATATTAAAATAAAAGACACACGGACGTTTCATTAAAGGATGATATAAATCATCAATAAAACAAAATTCCGTCGTGGGTGGCAGTTGTGTGCAACTTAATAAATCCTTTAAACTTTTATCGTGTGTTGTGCGTTTTTCTTCGATGATTTTATTTCCAATTTTATAGGCGCCAATAATTTGGTCAAAGACACTATACCCTAATTTATAATCAAAATAATCCGTAATCATTTTGACCCACGTTTTCGGGCCTTGGTTATTCGTGAAGATTATAATTTTCTGGCAGACCTTGGTTTTCTTTTTACGGTGAAGGTAATCCAGAATTTTTAATATATCCGGCCGACAAAATTCCGGAAAGACATTTAACATGGCGACAAACGTCGAATTGGATAATTTAGAGCCGTAAAAATTTTCCAACGCATCCCAAAAAATACCGAGCTCGTTAAAACAACCCAACGTTTCATCTAAATCAAACACAACCACTTTATTTGTTTTGTTTGTCATAATACTCACTTGTGTATTTATATAGAACAATATATTTTTGAAATAAAATAATACAAGCAGCGTGAGAAAAATTAACACGGTTTTATATTTATACTTGTGTAAAAAGTTATTCAGCATATATATATAATTTATATATTCATATATTAGATATGCCTTTGGCGAATACTATGCCTTTGGCGAATACTATGCCTTTGGCGATGACCAAAAAAGATTACACGGCCATTTTAAAGTATTACAAAATTGCATATGCAGGGTTGTCACTGCGTGACATGAAAAAAACCGCCGAAGACATTTTAGCCAAAAAATTATGTCGATGTATTAAAAAAGTCGGCAATAAAACGACAATAAAAAAGCAAAAAGCGATTGCCATTTGTGTGACGAATGTGCTTAAACGTAAACATTTAAAAACCTTTAAATTTAAATGTAATAAAGGGTATCGGCTTTTAGCGAAAAAAGGCACTCGTATAATGAAAACACGGTTAAATTTGGGTTTATAATATTTTTATTATATATAATAAATGAAAAGAAAAGTGAATTTTTGCGGAAAAAATACGATGCCAATAAAAATCATTTTCGGTTTAATTATTGCGATAGGTATTTATGCTTTTTTTAAACGGCCGAGGGTGGTGGAGGGATTAATATCACAAACATTTTATCAAGATGTTTTAAATGTAAAAGATATTTTAGATCAAAGTACGATGGTTGATGGGGTGAATAGTGATAATGTTGAAAATAAAATTATTGCATTAAGAAATTATTATAATGTTTTTTCAAATAAAAAAAGTAAATTCATGTATGGTATTAATAGATATTTGTCTGATACCACCATCTCCAATTCTGACAAAATAAATAAGATTACTACGTTTGCTAATGATATTATGTATAACCCAATAACACCTCCTCCTTCAGGTGGAAATGCATCAACAATTTCGACATCTAATAATCCATCTGAATCTAAACCTAAACCTGCACCTGCAACTGCACCTGCAACTGCTACTGATTCTAAACCTGCGCCTGCACCTGCACCTGCACCTGCAACTGATTCTAAACCTGCAACTGTTTAACCTTTTAGCTTTTAGCTTTGTCGAAAAAACTACCCATATAATGAAAATCAAAACCCAGGCAAATTTGGGTTTATAATATTTTTATTATATATATGAATTTTAGTGGAAAAAAATCTATGCTCATAAAAATCATTTTTGGGTTAATTATTGTAATTGGCGTCTATTCTTATTTTAAACAACCGGTGGTAGAAGGATTAGAAGGACAATACCTGGCACAAGTTTATAGAATTATTAATAATCAGCCGACAACTACATATGATAATAAAATTATTCAATTAAAAGCGATCTTTGATACTCCTGCGGTAAAAAATGATGGTAGTTATTTTACCAAGAGGATAAAAGAGATTTTAGCTCAACCTGACAATAAATTAGATGCAGTATACGCTATGATTGAACACATAAAAAATGAGACAATTATTAATGATGTTATTTGAATGAGAGAATAAATAGTATTATAATATTTTTATTATATATATGAATTTTAGCAAAAAGCATAGTATAAATTTTATTTTTTTAATAATAATTGCAATAGGATTATATTCGCTTTTTAAACGGCCGGTGGTAGAAGGATTATCGGGGGCTTGGCTAAACTGGACGTTATTAGTGCTTAATCGTTATAGAAGAGAACGAAATGGAGATCTTACAACTAGTAATCCATATTATAAACGATATATGGGATTGTTAAAATGGTTATACAATGACAACCAATCTGGGGTTGGTCCACAAAAAGATTCTACGGATTTAACTACTAGAATTCGCGCGATTTTAAATCAACCGGAGAATAAATTAGTAGAAATAAACGAAATGATTACACAAATAAAAAATCAAAGGATGAAATCTGGAACTGCTTCGAATGTACCGCTCGCTCTCTAACCGTGCGGTTTTCCGGTCTTTTTCTTTTCCAAAGAGTTTAATAAATAATAAATGGCAACTATACGATCTATTATTTATTCGGTTTTGTTATCGCTCATCCTTTTTCAAATCATGTTGTTATGTAAAGAGAGTTTACGCGGTATACAAAAATACTTTCTGCTGAAAGAACTCGATGTATTGGCACGGTATGGCGGGCCAGGTAGTTGGGTTGTTATTACGGGGGCTTCTAGTGGCCAAGGGTATGATCTGGCATTGGCTTTTGCAAAACGCGGGTTTAACTTACTGCTGTTAGGTTCAAAACGTACCGACGAAACCGCCGCCGTCATTCAAAAAGAATATCCGACCGTGAAAACAAAAGTCATTCATAAAGATTTTCGGCAAGCATTTCAAGACGATTTTTTCGTCGATATTCAAGCCGCTTTTGACGAGATTGGTACCGATTTAGCGGTCTTGGTGAATAATGTCGGGCATCGAGTGGGCTGGAAACCGTACCACGAAATGAATGCGGCCTATATTCGTAATAGTATTGCCACCGGCACGATCGTACAAAGTCGGCTGACGCATATGGCGATCCCCTTCTTTTTAAAACGCAAGTCACAG